CGCTTGTGAGCTTATGGCTTGGTGCCATCTACGCGGTTGGATGGATGCCGATCGTCCGTTGGCCAGCCGTCGATGCCTACTTCTCGGCTGAAGCCTGTCTTTTCTTCGCTTTGGATTTGCCCGTCATGGCATGGAGCGCAGACGGACTGGAACGGGCCATCGAAGAACGCTGTCTTCTTGGTCTCGGGATCCGTGTGATGGCAGACAGTAGCAGTAGTGACGTAGCCCTTGGCTTTACATCTGGCACATATCGGATGCTTGGCTAACTGTGCTGCCCTTATCCTCTGCCAGCGCGCCGTCTTGTAGAGCTTACGGTATGCTTCTGCTTCTGGACTGCGACGGTCCTGGCGCATTACCTACAATACGGATCGACCAGCCAGCGGTTGAACTGGCATGGCTGTTGGTATGTTTCACATGAAGCAAGGAGTAGAAGTGCGGCGAAGATGGCGATGGGCCTAACCGTATGTAACAACGCCGGGCATTCTCAAGAAGATGATGATCGCCGCTCCAATGCAGACTTCCAAGGCTAGCAGAGCGACTGTTAGCGCCGCCATCATTGCAATGGGGTGGTTTTGAAGACGGACGGCGTGAATGAGTTCATCGAACGTGTCCATGCCGTCAATATAATATCGGCATTCGAACATTTGAATCCCGCGAAAGCAGTATTTTTAGCCGAACTCGGCAATCTGGTCCGCGTGAGTGCGCAGGATCTCAACGATCTCTTCCATCGTCCAATCGTGCGCCATCAACATGATTGCGTTGTTGAGTGCGGCCTTTGACTGGAGGCGGCGCGCTTTCCTGGTGGCCTGTTCAGCCAGGTTTTCGATTTGCCGTGGTTCTGGCATGCACTGCGCTCCACATTTGTGTGGAATCGGGCTTGCGGGTGGCGACCGCGAAGGTCATGCACTTATCCGATGCGATGCTGTTCACAGCGACGCGCGAGACCCGCAAATGGCTCAGGATGGGCAGCCCGCCCCATACATGGCAGGGAAGCTCGACGGCTGCCGTTAATGCCGATCCCGCCGAGCCTTGGGGCGCCCGCTCGGCCATCCTGATTGTGATGAGATGGGCACGGGCGCAAATCACCAACGTGCCATAACGTCATAAAATATGATCCGCGCATCAAAGTCAAGCGGCGTCGCGCTGTTCGTGCATCGTTTTGAAATGGCGCGCGAGAACGTTGCACAGAATGCGGATATCCCCGATCATATGATGCATCTGGCGATCCTCGATTATCGCGTATTGGAGTGCGGCCCAGAGATTGCCCCGGCAGTAATTCTGCTCCGCCTGGATCTCCTTTTTGAGCGCGCCCCATTCCTCTTCCGTATCCTGGCACCATGCGACATAAGCGTCTGTAATCTCTTCGCCGCCAGAGCCGCGCGCCTCGGGGTCATACAGAGCTGCGGGCGATTTGATGGCTCGCAAATGCCGTTCTCTAAATCGGAGGTATTCCAACGCCCCCTCGTATTGCGCTTGGGATATGCCGTCACGCGGGCCGATGAGGTTCAGGTAGCCGATGAAGCTGCCGGCCTTCTGGTCCTTTGCCTGATCTTCCGTGAGACCCAGCATGCGCACCCTGGCTTCGTAGGCGGCCTTGCTCGGCGGGTCGAAGTTATCCTGACCCGACCGAGAAACGCGCCCGCTCGGCTCACGAGGCCCGTCTGATTTCGGCCTGCCACGGCTTTCCCGCTTCGCCCGAAGTTTCGCAGCTCTTGTCACCATCGAAAGTCCCTATGTTTCGCTTGGAGAAAATCTTGTCGTGCTGGAAGCCTATTGCCTTAAGACCCGGGTCTCTGTGGACAAATCCGATGATGCTTGACCGCGTCCGACCTTCATACCTAAGTGCGATCTGGCCTGCGGTAAGCCCGCGACGGAGAAGGCAGGCAATCTCGTTACGCTCTACGCTGTTCCAATGACGCATACTCGTAGTCCTCAAAATGGGATCTCGTCGTCCAGTTCGCGGGGAGCGGGGCGGCTGGCCTGCTGCTGGCGTTCTGGTTGGCGCTGTTCCTTGCGCTGGAACGAGAGGCTCTGGAATTTTCCTTTCGAGCCCTCCTTGGTCCAGGCGCTTACCCAATACTCGACGCCATCGATCATTGCCGATCCCTTGGCGTACGGATGGGAATCCTTCTCCCTCTTGTCGTTCTTGAAGAGGGTGCCGGAATTGTCTTTCTGCTCGTACCCTGCCATGTCACATGTCCTTCCAACTCTGATTGTTGCGGATCGCGCTTATTCTGCTGTTCGAAACCCCGTATTTCTTCGCGAGGCCCTTGGTGAATGGCCGTGATGCCCTGATCTCCGCTACCTGTTCGGCGGTCAGTTTGGCCTGAGAATGTTTTTCGCCACGTTGGCCGGCGCCGGGGTGACGGCGCTTTGCCCACATGTCCCCCATGTTGTCGGAAGCTGTCCCAAGAAAAAGATGGTCTGGGTTCACACAGCAGCGAACGTCGCATTTGTGAAGCACTTGAAGACCGGGAGGGATTTGTCCCCTGTGTGCTTCCCATGACATGCGATGCGCGCCTCGATGCGAGCGGTTAATTGCAAATCTGCCGTAGCCAAGATTGTTTAGTGATCCCGTCCATATCCAGCAGCCCGTTACCGGAATAGGCGATGACCATTTCTCGATGCGCTCAAGGATCGATGCCATCAGGCTGCCTCGCTTTCGCTATGCGACGGTGGGACAAAGCGTCGGTCCCAAACGCCGCGATCAAATGATGAATGGTAACGGTAGGTGTTCTGGTCAAACCAAAGCCCGACCTTCCCTTCGAAGTCGCCGTTACGCTGCTTGGCGACGTTCAAGATGACTCCGGGTTTCTGGTCCATCTCGGCGCGCAAGGCTTCCGTGGCCGCCGCCTGAAGTTCTTCCTCGTGCCGGCGGTTGCGCCAAACCGTCAGGATGTTGAAGGCATTGGCGCCGATTTCCATCGCGCCCTTGATGTCTTCGGTTTCTGGAGCGCCCTGCCCTTTGTCGGCTTTCCTGGCGTGCGCCACGAGGTGAAGATGAACCTCGTGCTGGACTGCCCAGTCCACGAGTTGAAAAACCGCCTTCTCCTGCCCCGTGTAATCATCAGCCGCAATGCCTAGGCGCATCAGGCTGTCGATCACGAACTGGTCGCATCCGTACTTTGCTCGGGCATAGTCGAAGATCTCCAGCAGGGCAGAGACCCCCGCTTTCCCTACGCGCTCGTAGATCAGTAGCCCGCTGTCGAGCCAGCCAAGTATGCGCTCCAGAAACTGGATGGTCGGCCGATCGATCCCGCCCGTCTGCTTCGTCATCCTGCGAAGGGTCTGCTCGCCCTTCATCTCCAGGCTGGCGAGGCATATCCGGCTGCCCTGCTTGATCCAGTGTGGAATGCAGTCCGATATGATCTGGCTTTTGCCTGAGCCCGACGCGCCGCTCCAGAGCGTGACCTCCGATTTACGGAAGTGCAGGCGGTCGGATAGCTTGGAATACGGCACTGTGTACCCCGGCCGCTCGTCGCGGGTCGGCCAAAACAGTTGGACAACCTTGTCGGTGTAATCGCTTGCCCGCTTTAGTCCTTCTGGATCGAGGTTCGTTGCGGTTCTGATCGCTGCATCCATCTCATCCTTGCCGATACCACTGACCAGACACTCGTTTGCATCCTTCAGGGGCAGCGAGACGCGATAGCAGCGATGCCGTCCGAGCCTTCCTGCGATTTCGTTGGCTGCATCGTCTCCGGGCTTGTCCATATCGGTCGAGATGTAGATGCGCTCGAACCGCTCCAGCCGCTCAAACTCGCTTTCGATCCATTGCTGTTTGGCGCCCTTGCCCCCTCCGAACGGCACAGACATCGCATTTCGCCCGTATGCCGCCCAAGACAGAGCGTCGATCTCGCCCTCGGTGATTATGACCTCTCGGGCATGAGATGGGATGGCCTGCCAGCCGAAAAGGACAGGCTCGCAGTCCGCCGCTGTAGGCTTTGGCTTGGCTCCGTCCTCGGCCTTCCTGGCTTTTGCTAAGGCTAGAGATCCATCAGGCAGAAGGAACGGGAAAATGATATCCTCGTCCTTCGACGCGACCTTGTATTTCGATAGCACGTCGGCAGGGATATTTCGTGCCTCTCGCAGATAATCGAGCGGCTGGCCGTGGATTGCCGAGCAGGCAGGCTTGCTTGGCCGCGTGTAGGTTCTCACCGGCTGCCGATATGGTTCTGGCCTGGAAAGACCGAGCCAGTTGCGCGCCGCGTCCAAAGCTTCCGGCAGAGGCAGGCCCTTGGCGGCCATCCAGAGATCAATCAGATCCCCGCCTTCGCCTGTCGAGAAGTCCTGCCATACCCCGGCTTTCTGCCCCGACAGATGCACGCCGAGGGATTGGCCTTTCTCGCCATCGACAGAGCCAGCGCGCCATTCCTGGCCTTCCTTCCTACCGTTTGGAAGCAGCATCTCGGCGACGGACTGGGCTCTGTCCGCCAACATGCGCTTGATGGTGACGATATCGGCCATCAGAGCACGTTCCTGTAGATCGCTGCATCAGGATCAGTTGGACGCATGGTGCGCTCAATCCACGCCACCGGGTCAGCGATTTGGAGCGAAGCAGCTCTGCGGATCGTTGCAAGAACTGCCGCAGCATCGTCGCCAGCGTGCTTCAGCCATTTCCCGACAAGTGGGCGGCAGGACGGCTCTGGTTTGCCCGACATGCGGCTGAGCGCCGCTAGCCCTTCGTGGAAAAGGGCAGTCCTTGCATCGATCGGGATCACCGATGACGCGCCAGCGTCCGAAACGACAGTTTCGGAATTATCCTTTCCCTTCCTATCCTCTCCTATCCTATCAGTCTCGACCGTTCGGCGACCGTTCGGCGAATTGTCGTCATCCGGGCCGGGATATTTCGGCGCCTGAGGCTTATCGATCTTTTGATGGTGCCAGCCCGTGATCTGGAAATATTCTTTGCCACCAACGACATAGAGGGATATCAGACCGTTCGACGACAATTCGTCGATCATTCCGCGAACATCCTCTGTTGAAAGATCATCCGCCGGAAAAATAAGTGCCTTGACCTGCTTGGCGCTCACAGGGTGCCGGCCGGCGTCGTCGCAGAAATTCCACAGACCGATGAATAGGAGGCGAGCGTTCGGCGAGCACTCCATCACCTGCTCACTGGTCCAAAACTCCGGCTTGATGCTTCGGATACGGGCCATTATGCGGCCTCCTTCCGAGCAAGCCTGGCAATAATGCGAGCGATCACTTCGCCAAGGCTTTCCCAGGCGTCTTCGTCGTCATGCGGATTGTCTTTGCGGTCCATTTCAAAGCCTTTCCGATCCGTAGATTCGTTTGACGCTATTCTACTTGACTTCTGCGGAACCGCAGAGTTGCAAGGGTGCCACAAACGACAATTACACCCGTTGTTCACAGACGTTTTGAGTTTCCCACAAGATTTCCACAGTCCCTCAATGCGGGCTTGGCGCCCGAATGCGTCTAGGCGGCTTCCAGAATTACGCGGACGGCTCCGCCTTTCACTGGCGCGTCTCGGCGGATGGTTGTTTCGAACCGGCTGTCATCAATGCCGAGCGCGTCCGCCACGCCGTCCCGGAATGCCTTCACCGACGCTATGAGGTTGTCGTCGTCCCTGCGGCGCTTGTCGGGGGCCTGGAATATCCACGTCACCTTCAGGTTGCCGGGAATGTCGAAATCACCTGGACGTAGGCCGGCACCGCGAACGCTCCATGCCGCCACTTGTCGCGCATGCTTTGCGTCTCTGGCCTTGCGGCTCCAATGAACGCGAGAATTCGGCGAGAGGCTGCGCGGGGGCCAAGGAAGCTCGATGCGGATCATGCGACAACGCGAAACAGATTGTCGGTCTTGGCCTTATCGAGTTCCGCGATGTTGCGGACGGCCTGCTTGAAATATGAGGGCTTAAGTTCAAAGCCGATGCCCTTCCTGCCGGCGGAAACAGCCCCATAGACCTCGCTACCGATGCCAAGGAATGGTGTCAGCACCACGTCTCCTGGGTTGCTCCACAGTTCAATGCACCGCTCGATAACATCGAGTTGTAGCGGCGAAATGTGCTGCTCATCCTTCTCATCCCGGCCGCCGCGATATTGCAGGGTGCGGCTCTGGTTGATGTCCATCCAGACCGGCGAGGCGTATCGCTGCCAGACCTCGATGGAATACCATTTCTCGGCTTCCTCGCGGTCCTTGTCGGTGCGAAGCGCGGCGGGAACCGGCGCATTGCCGAACCCCACGTAGCGATCAAAGCGGCCGGCGACCGGCTCGGGATTGTCGCCCGGCTTGCGGAACATCAGCATATAATCGGCAAGGCCCTGCCCGCTGACGGTGCTGTCCTTCTCGATCTGCTTATGAAGAAGACGGATCGATTTCGTCCGCTGCTGCGCGACCACGGGGTCTTTCCAGATGCAGACCTCGCTATGGAAAATCCATCCGGCGTCCTCGTATGCTCTGACGATCTCGCCCCGGAAATCGCGCATGCCGATATGGCCGTGGCGGATTTTCGAAGTCGGCAATTGCATGCAGTGAACCGCGTGGATACGGCCCGGCATGGTGACGCGCAAAAGCTCTTGGATCAGGAATGCGTAATGCGTCCAGAACCCATCGCCATCGTTGTTGGAAATGTCCCGGTCAAAATTGCTAAACCGGTAAAGCCCCTCGAACGGCGGCGAGTGGATGCCGAAATGGATGCTGTCGCCAGGGATGGCTCGGATCAGCTCGCACGCGTCACCTTGATAGATCGCGTATTCTGGGGTGACGACCTGATCGACTGCCTTGATGTCTTCATGCTGCTTCACGAATTGACCTCACGAAATCGGGAATTATGACCGGCTGCGTCGGGTTGTAGTCAGGCCGATCGCGGACCATGCCTCGCACCGTGGCGCTCGACAGATCAGCCATGTGATGAACCATTGCCGCCGCCATCCTCTCAGCGTCGGCTTCTTTTCGCTTGAGATTGGCGACGACCGCACCTTCCGTCTCGGCTGCGATGAAATGGACGTTCACTGGCTTTGTTTGGCCGAAGCGCCAGAAGCGACGGACGGCCTGGAATACTTGCTCGAAGCTGTCATTGAGGCCGACAAAGCCAGTGTCGGCGCAGTGCTGCCAGTTCATTCCAAAGCCAGTCAGCGAGGCCTTGGTGACGAGAATGCGAATTTTCCCGTCCGAGAAATCGAGCAGCTTGCGTTCCTTCACGTCATCACTATCCGAGCCGGTCAGGTTGACCGCGCCAGGAATGGCCCTCGCCAGCGCTTCCGCCTCGGTGTTGAGGTTGCACCACCATACGAACGGCCGATCTGCCGGAGTGATCTCGGCGGCCATTCGGACCCGCTCCTCAACGGTATCGCGGCGGGCTGAAATTCGCTCTGAAAGAGACCGCGCTTCCATCGGGAACAGAAGCCCGGTTTCCAGCGACGGAGCATAATCCACACCGACGACGTGCTGGTTTTGCACAAGCGGAGGAAGATCATAACCATCATTCGGATAGCCAAGATCGGACGGCTTGCGCAGCATTACCGCCCATGACGCCATCCACTTCCAGAACTCGTTTTCGGCATGGCCCTTGAGACGCCATTTCTGAGTGTCGCCGCCATCGTGGATGAAGAACGTCGCCAGCATGTCGGTGTAGGACATCACCCCGAGGAATTCGGCGTGGTTGCCAAGCTCCATGAAGTCGTTAGGTGCTGGCGTGGCCGTGGCCGCTAACCTGAACGGGATGCGCGCGCATTCCTCGATTAACCGGGTTCGGTAATGCCCATCGACGCTTTTAAGGATCGAGCTTTCATCGAGCACGACGCCGCCGAATGTGTTAAGGTCGAAATGGCCGATCTTCTGATAATTCGTGACGTTGACGCCGGCCGCGACCTCCGACTGATCCTTGACGATACTGGCCGATAGGCCGAACTTCGATGCCTCGCGGATATGCTGTTGCGAGACCGCCAAGGGCGCGAAGATAAGGACGGGCATTCTTGTGTGGGCTGATACCTTCTCGCCCCACACAAGCTCCATGGCGGTCTTGCCGAGGCCTGTGCCGGCGAAGATTGCCGACCGGCCACGACGCAACGCCCACGAAACGATGTCGCGTTGGTGCGGGAACAGAAACGCCGGTAGCTGGCCAACGTCAGCCATTCCCGTCATCGGGTCGATGATTTTCTTTCGCGCAAGAAATTCGAGATACGCGTTCATCTATCCCCTCAAATCAGTGTCGGCTCATGCGAGAGCCTGGATAGCCTTGGCGATACAGAACCCAGCACCGATCATTCCGGCGATTACGAATGCGTATAGCCAGAGTGGCCAGCGGCCGTGGTTTTCGGGTTCTTCGCTATAGTAGTCGGCGCCTTCGAATTGGCGGAGGAGCTTGTCGAGTTCGTTCATGCTGCGCTCCGATCAAAAACCGGAGTGTCGATCAACTCGCGGAAACGCTGGCGGGCGGCTTCGCCGGCCTTATTCCATGCAGTGACGAGGGCGGCATATTGGACTTCGGCGGCTTCTTCATCGGAGAGAGGTTCGTCGGCAACCTTGATGACGCGGCGCGCAATGCCACCCTTGGCGCGGTCACGTTCCTGCTGGCGGATGAAGTTTAGGTCACGCTTGGCGGCTGCGACCTGTTCATTTGGCCGCAATCCCTTGATTTTATCGAGGTATGTGGTTGTGTCGAGTTTGGTCCCTCGGATCATCTCGATGGCTTCAGGAATTACTTTGTCGCCGCGCTCAAGATGCTTGTAGACCGTGCGCTCGGCCATTCCGGTTGCGGACGCTGTGTGCTCTGCGAAAGTTGGGTCGATCAATTGCCCTTCGGACACTTGATCCGATTTCCTGTCGCCCCCCCTGCCGACAAGTGGGTTGAACAACTCATTATAGATGTCCCGTCGCCGTGTGAGACTGACGGCTCGCTCTGTCGCCGATAGTTCTTGACGGATAAGGTTTTCATCGATCATTGCCAGTTCGGCGCGGAGATCATCTTCCACCACGATATGCGCTTCGATGTCAGCAAGACCGAGTTGCCGACACGCCATCAGGCGGTGAACGCCCGCGATAACTTCCCACCGACCATCGCCGGCACCGCGAACCCGAATTGGATTGATCAGGCCGACCGTTCCAATGCTGTCAGCAAGACCGTTCACGGTAGCGGCATTGATGGGGCGCGCATCAGCGCGAACATCAATGAGGTCGGTGGGAATGGTAGTCATTGATTATTTCTCCAGCTTGGGGAGCATGCCGCCGGTCACGATGATGTGGCGAAGAGCCTCGCCGCGCCGGTAGGCATTCCAGGCTTTCACGATCAGCTCAGCCTTGAGGTTGCCCCTGATGCGTGAGCTTTCGTTGATGAGCCGGTTGCGCACGTAAAGGATGGGAGACTTCGCACTAAGGCCTATGCCTTCTGTGAGCGCGGCGATGAACTCGTCCGCGTTCTGCCGGCCGGCGGCTTTCGTGAAGGCGAAGTGAAGAAATGCCAGGAGTGTCTTGCCACCGACCGCTTTGGCGCCCTTGCGGGAGCAATATTGGATGGATTTTACGAGATCTGGATTGGCCTCCACGGTCCTTGTGATTTCAGTCTTGGTCGGCCGCTGCGCGCTGCCCTTGGCAAGCATCCCGAACGTCGTGAACTGCCAATAGAAGCTAGCGGCGCCGGCAAGTTCGTTCGGATTGGAATGGCCGCTCATGGCGAGATAATCGCCGCTGGTGCGCACCTTCCCTTGGTCAAGCGTCGTCCGGGTATTCCGTTCGACGCCGAGGACCATGATCGTCTTGATTGGGGTGTCGGCAGCGACAACCGCTTCGCAGCGGTGCTGGCCGTCGTTCATCAACCCGTCCTTGGAAATGATGATTGGCTCGCCATTAAAATCCCATGCGCCGGAAGAGATGTCTCGCGCATAGGATAGAACCAGCCCGTCTTTGAGCGCGCGATTGCCGTCATTGCGTGACAGAAGCACACGGGCCAGAGCTGGCGTCAGGTCGATGACCTGGGTCCGCACGCCGTTCTTGGATTCCGCCACCTCGGCTTCCAACCATTCGGCGGCGCGCTTATCTGGAGACTGCGTAACGTATTCAGTGCCGACCGCCTTAAGAAGGGTGGCTTTCGGCTTCCGTTCTGCTACATTCAGCATGTGATTTCCTCGCCGGCCGCCCTCGGGTGCGCCGGCATCATTTTTGTTGGCGATGCCCGAAGTCATCGATCTTTCATTCCCCCTTCAGCTTTCTTGCCAGCCACAAGATCAGCCAGCCTAACCAGCGCCGAAGTGTCATCATGGCGCGCCCTTTCCTCGTCGTACGCTCTATCAGCTCTCGCAAAGCCGGCCGCACACCAGGCTTGGAAAAGAGGAAGCCAACGATGAGTAAGCATCCCCCTCGGCGGTCTGTTCCACCCTTGCAGAATTATGTCGGCGTCTACCCCACACTCGCTTTGAATACGGTATGCTGCGGTCTCGATGTTGTCCCCCGGACCACGATGGTACTTCCCCAGCAGGTCCGTCGCCATTTTTTTGGCGCTTCTGCCCGCAAACATCGGATCGTTGATATCGATCACAGACATTTTGTTACCCTTTACATGTGACTTGCCGCTCATGACATAAACCCTTTGCTACGTTGCTTTCATGAGCGATGAGCAACGAAGGGAGCCGAACTGGCGGGATTACGAGACTTTCGAAGACGCGGCTCGCCGTTTGATTGGCGTCATGGACGAGCGCGCGAAGAAGAGAAAAACACTTGCCGGCGGTGACTTGGGAGCCGGCACAAATTCTGATCAGCAGCGATGGTCCCCGACTGCTGAAAAATGCGGGAGCCCGGAGCTTAAAAGGTCCGCAAAGCTCGACGGGCTCCCGCAGTCTACCGCGCCATAGGGAGGTCAAGGCGCGGACCCAGTTGCCCTGGAAATTTGCAAAGAGGGCAACGGATTGGGGAGTGAATGCGACCGGGTTTTCAATCGACGCAAGCTTGGCGGCGGGAGAATGGCTGTTGACCACCGCCCTGGAAGCGACCGGTCGCAGTTTCCGGACGACAGTTCCAGCAGATCGCGCGGGTGCGCTCCGGAGGAGTTGTGAGGCCATCTATTCAGCCTCCAAATCGGTGACGGCTTGCTCTGAATTGGCGGAATGCATGCCCGCCTTCGCGGCCCGGTCTGGAGAGGCGCTGGAACCGCCTTCCATTTTTGCGCCACCGGCTTCAGAGCTTAGTGTGCTTGGACTGCCGTCAGAGCCCACCGAAAGTGCGGACCGGGTAGAATTAGTGCCGGCGGCTGGGGCTTGGGGCGTTTCAACCGCCGGCTTCACTGCCTCTTGGGGCTTGAGGGGCAGTGAGTGGGTATCTTGGGAGAGAGCTGCGCGACGGTTCCAAGCCGCTGCCGCGTCTCCCTCTGTCTTGAAGCGCGAACCTTCAACGCAATCGGCGGTTTGGCAGATGACCATAAACGACCAATGCGAAGGGTAGTCGCTGCTATCGTCGTGATGAATTTCTGCGGAATTCCCGCAAAATGGGCAGGGCAGCAGGTCGCTCATATTTTCCCCCGCCAGCTATCATTTGCGCGGTGCAATCGGCTTTGAGATGCAACATGGGTAGGCGAATGCCCGAAGAAGAAACCGATCCGCCCTTGGCTGAACCCGTCATCATCGAAGACACGTTCGCGACCGGCGTCGATATCGAGCGCGTCGATGGCGAGGTCAGGCTCGTTGCCTGGGTCACGCATGGCGAAGAACATCGGATCGTGAACCGGCTGGTTCTTCCCGATGGTGTTGCAAGAGCCCTTATTCGGGATTTGAGGAAGACCCTCGCCTCTGGAAGTAATTAAGCAATTGCGAATAAAAGCAGAGCGCGAACTTTTCACGCGCCAGTAGCACTCGGTAACGAAGCGTGAAGCATGTCCGCAAATCGTTGTTATTTCTTCTAAATGCGCTCTTGCTGTTGCAGTGCGATTTCCCCGAGCCTCGCATGCGAAGGGCTTTGGAGGAACATCATGGGCTTCGCATTCGTAGAACCTGTCGTCATCCAGGACGTGTTTGTCAGCGGCGTCATGCCCGAGGATCTGAACGACGGAACGATGAGGTTCACTGGCTTCGTCCCACAAAAGTCCATCGGCTTCGAGGGCGTCGAATACGTCATCGTCAATCGCGTGATCATGCCCAAACAGTCCATCATGGAGAGCATAAAGGCCACCATGACTTTGCTTGGGATTGCCTGCGACGGCGAGCGATTGAGACGACTGGACCATTAGGATGCCGCCAAATCTTCACGCATGATCGCGCGATACTCAGCCGTCAGATGGTCTTCATCGGTTTCCTCAACCACGGGGAACCGGTGGTCCGTTTCATCCCATGCGCCCTTGCCCTGGTTGCATTCGTCGCAAAGCACCTGAAGGTTCGACGGGATCAGCCGAAGCTGCCAGTACTTGGACAGCGGCTTGATATGATCGACAACGATTCTGACGGGAATGCCGGAACTATCCTTGTTCGCCGGGGTGGCGCCGCAGCACTGGCAGCGGCGGCCATACTTCTTCAGCACCTTCACGCGAAGGGTGCGCCACTCCCACGATTGGTAGAAGGCTTCTCGCTTATCGCGAGACGCATGCTCTCGGACATTGTTGAAAACCTTCTTCCCATCCGCCGTGACGAGGACAAGGTGCTTTCGCTGGTATGCGGTGACCGAGTTAGCTTCCTTGCGGGCTGCGTTTTCAGCGCGCTTTGCAAGCTTCCTGGCCCATTTCCTGGCCAGCTTTTGAGCCGGGGCGCGCTCAAGATTCAGCGAGTGATTGTATGGGGTGCCATGCTCGATGATCGTGCCTTTCCATCCCTTCGGCGGCGGCCATGGAACGCCCCACTGAGCGAATGTCTCCTTCGAGAACCCGCCCTTTGCCGACATGGCGGCGTCGATCTCTGCTGCTGTAATTTGGCTCACGCGGCATTCTCCGCATACCCGGCCAGATCGTTCGGAGTAACAGCGCCGTCAGTGACATCGCCAATTCGCTTAGCGATCTCGCGCCCGGGCCAAGGAGGGTTGTCGCTGCAGAGCTGGGAAACGTACCCTGGAGTGACGCCGATCTTTTCCGCGAAGGCGGCTTTCGCCATCGGTTTTGGTTCGGCGTTGAGCCACTGTGCGAGTTTGTTAGCCATGGCCAACTATAGTCGTGCTACAGTTCGCCAGTCAAGAACAATTTTAGCGTCGCTGTATGGTGCGCGGTTTTTCCCAGCGCAACAATGTCAGCATGGCTAAATTCGCCCGCCCAGCTCCTAAACCAGAACGGCGCCGCCACTTCATCAAGCAGTGGAGGAAGGCGAAGAATTTGACACAGGAAGAGTTGGCCGAACGCATCGGCGTGACGCCTGGCGCGATCTCCCAGCTTGAACTCGGTCGCGTGAACTACACCCAGAACATGCTCGAAGCGATCGCCGAGGAATTCGGCGTGCGGCCGGGCGATTTGCTGAACGTGGACCCGACTCGCGAGGGCGCGATGTGGTCGATTTGGGAATCGCTTGACGTGCCGGCCAGAAATCAGGTGGTCGAGATAGCCAAGACTTTTCAGAAAACCGGCACTGAGGATTAGGCCAGCGCTATCCCTTCTGCCCCTGCTCCATATCCTCCAGAGCAAATTCCTTTAAAAAGAAGCTTTCCGTTATTCAGCTTTACGTTATTCATATGCCACCATGGCATTTATATAACTGCCAATTTGGCACTTATTCCCAAAAAAAATTCAGCCAGTAGCGGTTCCCGACGTTTCGTTTCCGCTCGGCCGTCAGGTAGCGGGTTCCCGTCCATTCGCCCGTCTTCCGATTCAGTCCGCACAGCTCATCGATAGCCCTCAACACCGATCTGACGCCGACGCCAGACGACTTGGCGATAGTGTCCACAGCGGGCCATGCGCCGCTTTGCCTGTTACCGTTCATCCGCATGGCGATATGCACCGCAACCCGCACGGTTGAGTGGGAAAGGTCATGGTCCTCGACCACGGCCCGGAGCCAGGAATCACGCTTCTTTAGGAATGCCGCTGCAGTCATGCTTCATATGGCTTACAACAAAAACTGTAGCGGTGCTATATTTTTTTATTGACGCTAAATGATAGCAGAGCTATATTCGTCTCAACAAACGGAGACGAGACATGACCACCGCAGCCACGAAACGGTACCTGGTTGAATGGACGCCTTGATATCAGGCCATGATCTCCAAGATTATGGACTGGGACACGAAGGCTGATGGCATCAAGGAATTCATGCTTCAGCAGCTTCGAATTTCCATCGATGACTTTGTTTTGGACCCGCCGAAGAAGCTTTCCGGCCCGGAGTGGAAAGCCGCGAAGTTGGCCAAGGCACTGCGCGACATTGAATACCACGAGCGCGAGATTGCCGCCGAAATTGCTCGCACCGAAGCGCGCAACCGGTGGCTCGCCGATCTCCGCGCCAGCCTTCCCATCGAGGCCACCCCATGACTCTCTACCGCCCCATAAGCGAGAGCGCGAAGCTTGACGGCCAGGACTGGTATCGCGTCGGCAGTCACTACGGAAGCCTGCTCGGTCCCGAGCATGACATCCGCGTCCTCTCGACTGGCAAGCTCTACCGCGTCGGGGACTTCACCTATCAGCGGCTCAAGAACGGCGCCGAGCCGACGCCATACGGCTGGCTGGAGCTGAACGAAGATGGCGAGCCCATCGATGGAGACTGTGATGTCTGATCATATGACGAAGGACTACCGAGCAGCAGAGGCAATGGCCGACACGGCCAATGACGAAATCTTTGGCGCAGGGTTTGTCGAGTACCAGGCGCGCAGTGCCTTCCGCGATTTGTACCGCCTGTACGGCTTCGAAAGCGCCCGCGCGATCATGGCCGAAATTATCCTTAGTGAAGCAAGCCGCAAGAGGATCACCATCGATGGCTGACGTTCCCGCAGTATACGCGGCAATCCGCGATGTCATGGCCGATATTGGCCAGACCGGCATCGCCAAGGGCCGCAAGAACCAGCAGCAAGGCTACAACTTCCGAGGCATCGATGATGTCTACAACGAGCTGAACTCGCTGCTTTCCAAGCACAGCCTGGTCATCGTTCCGCGCATTCTAACCCGTGACGTGGTGGAGCGTCAGACGCAGAAGGGCGGCGCGCTGTTCTATGTGACTGTCGAAGCCGAGTTTGACCTGATCAGCGCCAAGGACGGCTCCAAGCATACCGTTCGCACGCTTGGCGAGGCGATGGATAGCGGCGACAAGGCCACGAACAAGGCGATGTCAGCGGCCTACAAGTATGCGGCCATGATGCTGTTCTGCATCCCGACCGAGGGCGACAATGACGCGGACTTCCAGACGCATGACGTAGCGCCCAGACAGGTTGGCTACCGCAACGACGGTACCCGCACCAGCTACGCGCTCAAGAAAGAGCAGCCCGAGTTGATGCCGGAACTCGCCCGCGAATTAAGCGAGTGCAGAACCCTGGTTACGCTCGGCAAGCTCCGAGAGGAATGGCGCAAAAAGGCGACGGCCGAGAAGTGGAACAAGTCCTATCTCGATGCCGCGCGCGATCGGATCGAAGGGCGCGAGCGCGAGATCATGGAAGAGATGGACCGGCTTACGGCGGCATCGCCCGATGAGTTGGCCGATCTCCCGCCGCACGACGCATTCGAACATTCCGTAGCGATGAACCCGCTACTTGCCGGATAGCAACGAGGAAGGCCGCCAGTTCCGCGCGAATGCGGGGCTGGCGGCAGAAAGGGACACAGCCATGGACCGGGTTGTCGAGACTGAATATGACCGCAAGATGCTTCTCAGGTTCGTTGAGAACCAGAAGCTTCCCTTCACAGCTTCCGTCACCGCCGGCAAACACCGCACGACGGAGCAGAACAAACTTCAGCGCTTGTGGGTCAAGGAGATATCCGAGCAGCTTGGCGACAGGACGCCGGAGGAAGTGCGCGGCTACTGCAAGCTGCATTTCGGCGTGCCGATCCTGCGCAACGAGAACGACGCGTTCTGCCAGGAATATGACGCCATCGTGCGGCCCCTGCCCTACGAGCACAAGCTGAAGCTCATGATGGTGCCGTTCGACTTTGGCGTAACGCGGATCATGAACACGCGCCAGAAGACCGCCTATCTCGATGCCATTCAAAAGCACTTCTCGGAACAAGGCGTCGTCCTGACCGATCCGGCGACGTTTGAGCGCGGCGAAAGGAAAGCCGCATGATCCGCGAATCCCGCCAAGTCTGGGTAGCCGCACACCCACGTCGCCTACCCAGCCGAAACACCCAGGTTCACGACGAGCTGAGAGCCGCCCGCGTCAGAGACTTGATCAACGAGCGCCGTCTCCAAGACGAACTGGCAGAGGCATTAGAGGCAGAGTTGGAGCGGATGTGATGGCTCGCCGCTCCTTCACCAAGAAAGATCGCGCCAGGATCTTCAACGCGCATCTGGGCAAGTGTCACATATGCGGCGGCAAGATCGGCATTGCTGAGCCGTGGGAGATCGAGCACGTCATCCCCTATGCGCTAACGCAGGACGACAGCGATCCGAACCTCCGGCCAGCGCACGTCAAATGCCATAAACGAAAGACGCACCAGGAAGACCGCCCGCGCATTTCCAAAGCCGAGCGCATGCGCCTGAAACACCTTGGCGCCTATCCCGAGCCAATCGGCAACGCCAAGCTTCAATCGCGCGGCTTCGCCTCAACGAGAAGGTTTCAGCCATGACGACCCTCCCCGATCTGGAGCCGGCTGGGCTTGAAGCAGCGCACGCCACATATGAGCGGTACGGACAGGAAGGCGACTTGCGCACGCAACGCCTCTCAGATGGCTGTATGTCGGCCGTTATCCGCGCATATCTCGCCGCCCGTTCCACCGTACCGGAAGCGGGGAAGGCGGTGGACGCCGGCTTCGATGCGTGGTGGTCGAAGCACTACAACATGGCGAATCTGGCGCGCGGTGCCGCAGAGGATGCTTGGAACGCCGCGCTCACCGCCTCCGAAGCAGAAGCCACATCCCTGCGCGCCGAACTAGCAAAGCTTAAGGGGATCGATCGTGACTGAAGTTCCGACGAAGATGCTAACGTTCAGGTTCAGACTTCGCGACAAGCACGCGACCGAGTTGAGGCGCCAGGCCAGAGCTATAAATTTCGGAGGACTGCTATGCTGACATCGACTGAGAGAGTTAGGCAATGGCGGGCTGCAAACCCGGAGAAGGCGCGCGCTCTCTATGAAAAGCAGGACAAGGTTGCCGCACGCCAACGCGCCTCCGAATGGAGCCGAGCGAATCCGGAACGTCGTAAGCAGATCAAAGCAGAATACGATCAGCGGCGCAGTGCTGATCCGAAAACTTGGGCTAAGCACATGGTGTCGGCAATTCGATGCCGGTGCCGCAAAGCTGGCATTCCGTTCAACCTAACCGCAGCCGATCTGCTCGCCGTCTTTCCAATGGACTTCATTTGCCCAGCGATTGGCATTCCGATCAAATTCGGCTCTCGGAAACTAAGCGGCAATAGCCCATCCGTTGACCGGATCATCCCATCGCTTGGCTACGTTGCCGGCAATGTGCTCGTCATTTCCAATCGGGCCAATGTCATGAAACAGGACTGCACCGATCCTGCCGAAATGCGGCGGTTAGCCGATTATGTTGAGCGTCATGCCCGCGTCGGGCTGGACGCGCTTGCTGAAGGAGCCCGGGCACGTCCGGGAGCAGCCAATCCCTGCGCAGGAAGCCAACCCCTCTCAGGAGCATCCGAATGAGCGCCAGGATCACAGAGGCTATGGTCGAGGCGGGCGCTGCTTTGATCTTGGATATTCTGAATACAGCGGCGCTGGCGTTTCCGACTGACCCGGCCGCCAAGCACCTGGCAATGCGACTCTCGCGCGCGTGCCTCGCCGCAGCCCTCTCCACAGAGCCAGGAGAGACGGAGGGGTGGCAACCGATCGAGACGGCGCCCAAGGACGGCAGCAGACTCCTAACGTGGCAACCAGATGCTGCAAGCCTCAAGCCATCCATTTTGATCCATCATTGGGACGGGTCGAAGTGGGTTGAAGATGACGGCAGTTGGTTTGTGTTTTCCCCGACGCGCTGGCATCCACTCCCCGCCGCACCCCTCCCCGAGGATACCCATCATGGCCGGTAAGCTGACAGAGATCGAGCAAGCGCTGCGCGACGGACTGGACGCCACGTCAAGAGGCACATGGCAAGAGGGCGCCGGGTGGGTCTTCATTGATCCTATCGATCCCGAACATAACCCGACCCATGCTCTGCGCAATCTTCTGCGCGACGTTTCTGATGACGAGTTGCAGGCCAATGTGAAGCACATCGTCGCCGCGCAGCCCGAGAACATCCGTGCCATTCTGGACGAACTCTCCCGGCTGAGGGGAGCGCTGGTTGATATTCGCATCGAGCTTATCCACGGAGAGGGCGATACGTATGAGCGCATAACGACTTGCAAGGAAATAGTTGAGCGCGCCCTCTCTGAGCGGGAGGGGCAGGCAGAATGACGAAGGCCTTCCGACCGCCCTCAGAGGTGCGCCGGCTCCGTGCAAGCGAGGCGGCTATCCGGGCAACGCTTCAGGCGCTTAAGGCGTCTGGCTTGCCTGTGGATAAGGTGTTGGTGGTCGGCGGTCAGGTGGAAATTCACTGCGGCCACGTTGAAGGCGGGAATGCACCCGAAAAGGATGGCGGCCTCGAACAATGGTGAGGCCAGCCGAAATGAACGTGGACTATCCTGGGCTTCTGAAGGAGCCCCTGCCGTCCGGCAACGCGCGCTACCGAGTGCGGCCGGAAGGCGACCCCAAGAAACGCATCCGCATCCATTGCGGCCCCGGTGACGAGGACTTCCAGCGCCAATATCTTGCAGCTCGCCGCGGCGAAAAGCCGGAACCGCTGAAGGTCGCATCGGACTACGCCAAGCCTAAGTCGATCGGCTGGCTGGTCAACACCTATTTCGAATATCTAGAAGCCCGCGTGAAGGCTAAGACGACCAGCCACAAGACGCTGAAGAAGAAGCGCAACCTGCTCAACCGGCTGCTTCACAAGCCGGACAGGGTGATGCTGATCCCGCAGGAAAAGCTGCTGGAAATGCAGGATGGCATGGGCTCGACGCCGGCACAGGCCGACGCCTTCATTGAAGCGGCCGGCGTGATGTACGACTGGGCCATTGAACGGAAATACGTCCACACCAATCCGGCGCGTGGCATCAAGTCGATCTATATCAAGGGCAGCGGCGCGAAGCCTTGGAAGGCTGCCGACGTGAAGAAGTTCTTCGAGAAGCACAAGCGCGGATCGAAGCCGCATGTCGCGATATCGGTGTTGCTCTGGACGGGCTGCCGGATCGAGGATCTGACCATGCTCGGGCGCAGCCAGGAATGCCTCATAGATGGCGTGGAGGTGCTTCGCTGGACGCCGCTGAAGAAAGGATCGTCAGAGGTCACCATCCCTCTGCTGCCGCCGCTTAAGACGGCCACGAGGGCGCCGACCGTGCAGGGTGGAACCTATGTGCTCGGGCGTGGCGGGAAGCCATTTTCGAGCGGTGACAGCATGTCGGCGATGTTCAAGCGTTGGTGCCAGGACGCCGGCCTTGACGATCTGTCAGCCCACGGCGTTCGCAAGGGCTTGGCCGAACTTTTGGTGGAACAGGGCTGCAGCCAGTACGACATCATGGCCATTCTCGGCCACTCGGAGGCGAAGACGAGCGAGGTCTACACCCGTCGCGTCGAGCGCTGGAAGCTGGCGCGGTCGGCCTTTGAGAGAGCCAACCTGTCCCATGCATGGGGATGACGTGGGACACAATAAGATGGAAGTACTTGAAAATATTTGCTATTCTGGCGTTAAAATAAGCCACTTGGTGCGGTCGAGAAGACTCGCAAAAGTCCTGCAAACGGCAGAAATCCGCGGCAAATGTGTCCCACGGGCTGCGCCGTTGGCGCGTTACCTGTCAATAGGTTACAGAACATGTGTCCCACAAATTCATCCACAGAAACCGGGGCCTGTGGATACCATGCTGGGAGAGGCTGGGAGAATGAGATGAGCGACGAAGAGAGCCCGATAGTCGTCTACGAGAGCACGATGCGCGAGTTGCTTAAGACAGATGTCTCGGCATTGTCGCGCAGCCAAATGCGAGCATACATCGTATCGCTGAAGTCTGCATGGAAGCGATACCTCGCCTCCTCGCGTCGCATCCCAGCCCCATCCAGAGAGGATAGCCCCCATGGCAGAGAGTGAGATCCCGGAAGACATCAGGGCGACCGCGAAGACTATCCGTGACAAACTCTGCATCGACTGCGAATGCACGTTTGACCGTGGCTGCGGCTGTCTCGATGCGCTGCACGAAGCCCTGCTTGCCGAGCGCGAAGAATGCCACAGAATCGCATTGGAACGAACCGCCCAAGTGCCCGGCCAGAACGATTTCACACGAGGCTACACGGAGGGGCGGCTCGCTGCCGCGCGCGACATCATGAACAGAGAATCCTCATATGCGCCTACGCCGTGACGCCAGGTTCATAATCGCCATGCTCCCCATCGCCCTCATAGTAGGATGCGCAGTGGCAGCAGCGCATTATTGGCTTGGACTATTTCCGGACATGAAGTGGTAGGAGAAAACGATGGGTTTCAACACGGCTTGCATTATCAGAAACGACTTCCTTCATGAGATCGAAAATGATCCCGAGTTTGGCAGGGCCGTGGCGGAAGCGGTACGGGCCAATGGCAATGAGCGCTATCTGAGGCGCCATCACCAAGGGTTCAGCGTTCTCCAGAGCCAGCACGCCGACTATGTGCAAGTCGTGGCTGTGAGCGGCAACATGATACGATGGCTTGGCTCCGGCGGCGGCTATCGGGCGACCGACGAGGAAATTTTGCGCCGGCTGGCGGACGGCATGGGCTTCGACATCGTGCCGAAGAAAGCGCGTAAGCGAACTGCCTAGCGCTGAAACGGCGATCCGAGATCCGGCTCCCGCTCTGTGTTCTGGTGGATGATGATGCCGACGTTCTTCGAACCGCAGACTGAACTTGGCATTTGTAGGGAAATTTGGTACAAACAGCGAACGCGTTGAAGGGTTGCAGCCCAACAACGCGCTCTAACCAAACCTAGCCTTTCACGGAGGTCAGGATGGCTACTCAAGCCATATGCAAGATCGAGAATTGCATCAAGAAGGTTGTCTGCCGAGGCTGGTGTAACCAGCACTATCGGACATGGGCGGAAACTGGATCGCCTATCCGATTTCCTCGGGCGGTTAAAATTTGCAGCGTTGATGGATGCTCAGAAAAGGCTGCGTCGCGGGGCTGGTGCACAATGCACTACACGCGATGGAAACGAACAGGCGACCCGCTCAAAACAAAGCCGCAGCCGGCACCGCATCGGGATTATTTCGAGACGGTGGTTCTCGCCTACGAGGGCGATGAGTGCTTCTTTTGGCCTTACGGAAGAGACCCGGATGGATACGCTATCGTGGGAAGGGGCAAGGGCCATAGGTTGGCTTGCATCGCCGCGAATGGCCCTCTGCCGCCGGATAAACCGCTCGCCACGCACTCTTGCGGCAACGGACATTTGGGGTGCGTCACAAAACGTCACATGTCCTGGAAATCGCCGGCTGGGAATTCGCGAGACATGGTGGACCACGGTCGAAGCCTAAAGGGTGAGAAGCATAGCATGGCCGTCCTCGATGAGGCCAAGGTCCGCCAAATCAGGGCGCTAGCCGGCACAACGTCGCAACTTAATTTGGGGAAAATGTTCGGCGTTTCGCAGGGGGCGATATGGCGCATCCACAATCGCAAAACGTGGAGTTGGCTCGAATGATGCGCTCGCCTTCGTCTATGCGGTTCTGGATGGTGTGGCCCTTCATGGAGAAGGGGTATAGCAAGTGGCTGTTGAGGGAGCGAGGCGGCATTCGCGCCGCCTAAGCAAGACCTGCACCGGCTACTACCACCTGCTTGGACCTGCAAACTTTGACGAACCTGACCGTTCGCTGATGTGTATCGCACAAAATCTTTGAAGAAAGCAATATGGATTTGCGAGCAAACGGTGAATCTGCTAGTATTATAAAATGAGATCAAGGGCAAAGAAGGGTGCTCCGGTAGCTTGGCTCAAGGAGCACGTAAATCACTTATCGGAAGAATGCTTGATATATAGCGCGGGGAAGGCTGGGGAGGAAGATGAGGCGTTTTGTACAAAACGTACAAATTGGACAAGTTTGGCGCGGCCTTGGCTTTGCCGATTCGGTTAAGTGGGCTCTGCCATTTCCTTATAACGCGCCTGCTGTAGGCGGCGAATCGCTTCCTTCCTCCAGAACAGCCTTGTCACCTCATCCTCTGCTGCAAACACTGCTCCTGGGTTCTGAAGCGAATGAAGCCAGCGCGCTAGTTCGCTGATCTGGTCGAAGGTGTCAGCGGAATTGAGCTGTGATGCTGTTGGGGTTGGTTCCAATTTCACTGTTGCTCCGATGGTCCACGGTCCCGCCACGGCGCGAGCGGCGGCCTGGAGACTGGTCTGAGTCAGTGCCTTCAAAGAAGGCATTGGGGTGAGATGGATGCATGAACTCGATCATTGCGAAATTAGCCGCATCCATGAGGAACTCGGTGTTGCCGGTCTCAGCATACTTGCGGAGCCTGTCTGTGAGGGAGGTGACGGCATTCACTTTGTCCGGGTATGCAGCGGCTACAGGTCCATATTTGTAAAAGCTGACCACCATCCGGGACTTCATGCCTTCAACGAATTCATCCGAGAATTCAGTCTTGAGAACTTCGGTTACGTCGTCCATTTCGGGGTCTCCGTTAGTAAATTATACTTGCATAAATGCGCAACAATTTCAAGCGTTTATGGCCTATTTTTGCGTCCCAGGTAAGATCCAGCGCAAGCTCGATGTCGCCTGCAAACAGTGTTCCAGCAATTCGGAATAGGTCAGGTCGCAAACCTTCATGCCATTGACCATCAGCTCCCACTGCGGGAACTTGCCATCGGTCGAGACGCGAATGCGGATTTTGTCACTGCCCATTACGAGCCTTTCCTAGCCTGATGTGACTTAGGTGGGGAACGGATATGCCCAATGAGACTGAGCGCATGGGCGATCAGCACCAAATCGGCTCGACCATTTTATATCATAAAGCGTTGAATCTAACTACCTATTCCTCATCCACTTAAGGAAGTCTGCGCCATATTCTGGGTCTGAAAAGACATGGACACGAGCGGTGTCAGGCTCAATAACGATCATAGCCGCCGCGCCATGATTTGACTGCGCAAAACCGTTGGTCGTCTCATAGAGACCACCGAGTTTGTACCCGGAAATCTGCGCCAGCCAGGTCTTCACCTTTTTCTCTGGGAACTCGATTTCAAAGAGCCCGAAATTGTGGGTGTGACCCGTCAGATAAACGTCAGCTTGCTCGCCAAATTTCGCATCCCGTAGGGTTCCGTGCGTCGGGTTGTAGATTGAACTTCCCTTCCTGCCATGAGAGGCATCAATGCGCACCTCCGTCCCGTTTCTGTGCACAAGGCGGAATTGCGCTCGCCAGTCGATCACTGGCACATAGTTCGCACCGATTTCCTTATAGAAGTCAGCGTTGTTCCACTGGTCGTGGTTCCCGAGCAAAAACACCAGCCACTTGATTCCGGCGTCGAACATGAACCACTTAGCCAGGCGCCGTTCCGTTTGGTGGGAGATATCGTTTTCGGCCCATAGCTTGGCCATCCGGCCAGACCAAGGCCACGAATCTGTAGTGTCACCTATGTTGCCAGCGTAAACTCCAGGCTGGCGCGCGACAGCGATATGACGTTCCAGCAAATCCCAGCGGCAATTCCCGCCGAGATGTGGATCGCCAAAAATCAGGAACCCGTATGGCTTGTCCTCTTTGACCTTCAGCGGGAACCAGGTCCGCGCATCAATTGCCTTCTGCTTCCGCTCGTGAGCCTTGCGAAAGCGGGCCAAAAGCTCATCTATCGGCTCCTCTTCTTCGCCATGAATGAAGTCTGGAAGCTCTACCGCTTCATCCTTCTCGGCACGGATGCTTAGAAGTTCCGCTCTCCGCACTCGCTCTGCAAAGCCGGCGCGGGACATATTTGCTGCTTCGGCGGCTTTGGTGAAATTGCCATCATGCCTCGCTAGAATCTCGACGGCTTCTCGCAATTGCCATTCCGGGGTGGGCGGTGTTGGCA